AAAATTTTAGTGAAATAGCAAAGGCGTGTCGAAGTCGGATAAGGAGATCAGAACAAAGCAAACAAACTTCCCAAAGCTCCAAGAGGATTGGAGGTAAAGGATGTGACGGCAGCAGAAGCTGCTTCTTTGATCGTCCCTTCAATGGTGCTAACACCACCCTTAAGGAAACTGCCAAGCATAGTGTGTACTGTGGACACAGCTGTCTCGGCGTGGGGAACCTTAGGAGGATTCTGCTTGGCAAGTGGGGCTAAGTCAGAGTTGGCGGGAAGGGTGAACTCGATGTTGACGAACCACTCAGCATTAATGAGCGCTGTGCTTGCAGCAGCACCAGCAATCTCCATAATGCATGCGGTCCAGTCAGGGCTAACAACAGTAGCAGTTGAAAGCGCAACAAATTCACGGGCGCCAGTTCCTCTAGGTTGTGAAATCCACGTAATTTCCATTCCGGGTTGGATAGCGACGACTTGCACTTCGGAATAAGCCTCCTGCCCAAGAGTCAAGGAGGTCGACACCGCAGGGGGTGTAGACGTACCAATCGTCAAAAGGCCGGCAGCTGTGGTCGCAGAAGCGACGCAGCGAAAAATGACACCCATGCTAACAATGCGGTACTCAACGCCGTACGTGGCTAACAAGGAAGTGTCCTTGTAGAACGTATAACCGGCGGGAAAAGTGACAGCAGTTGCAGTGGATGTATTCCCTGCTAGGTAACCATATGGTGCGGAACCAGCAAAAACAACAGCGTTATTGCCAGCAGCAAGGGATGCAATAGTTACATTGCCCCTAAACTGCTGGGTCATCGTGTTGCCTTGTGTTCCGTCGGGCCATTTTGATCCCTTGGCGGCGGGACAGAAGGGGTTGGTCAAAGCACAAACGCTATGCACATGTTGGTGATGCGTCGTGTTTGAACCAGTCCCTCCTGTTTTCGGGCGATTCCTAGGTACTATTGGTCGCGGGGAAGCATTATTGGCAAGGACAGTCGGTTTAGTTGGTGGCTTCACAGCCGCCTTCTTCGCCTTCTTGATCTTACGAAACTTCCCGACTTTAACAGGCATGTTGGTAGAAATCTAACAGATTAGTTCGCTTATCAGGGGTGACGTCAAAGTTTCATTGAAACGAACGGGGGGGTCTCCACAAACCTCCCCCGACGGCCCCAGTACAGGTGATTAATCCTTCTTCACATCTTCGTCCAAATCCCTCATGAACTTCACCTTAGACAAATCAACATCCTCAAGGGCGAGGGCATTGCGGTCAGGAGGTGAAACGCCTGCTGGGCGCATCTTCTTCTTCTTAGGCACTAGGACGTCCAAAGTTCGTTTGATCACTAGACCTGGTGTGGGATCGTATTCATCATACGTAAACTCACGTCCCTCCTCGTAAAAGGTTGGACAGTCTAGCAACTCTTCGATCGATGGCATCGAGTCTAACCAGGCTATGAAGTCAGGAGAGTTGGTGAGGGGGAGCTCCGATGCAGCGACTTCATCCATCCAACCAGCAGTGCTATTGGGATACTGTTCTTCCTTAGGGGCATCATCACCCCAGCGGACAATAGTCTTGGTGGTGGTGAAACCTGGAAGTGCACGCATAACGGCAGTGCACAGCTTCCCCAGCAGTGGTGTCTGGGAGTCAGTGTAAGAGAACGAAAGAGCTTTTTCGAACAGCTTCTGAGAGGGCGAGAGAGGCACTGAAACGGTCAAGTGTAGCTTCTCCATCTGTCTGCGCAAAGAGCACATTGAGTTGGGGTCGCCAGACCAAACGTCGGGGCCATAGATGCGGGCAAGAAAGTTGACTCCAATGTCGCGGGTGTCGCGCGAATAGATGGGGCATTTGAGGATGAAACCAAGGTCGCGTGCGGCGCGTACCAGAATTTCATCGCCCAAATTGCCAACCAATCCATCGTCGCCACCAGCAATGACAAGGTCAACGATGTGCTGCCAAGCACCATTATAGTCCCTACCGTTGGAAAGCACTTTAGCGTAGAACACCATGAAAAGGTTCAAGATAGTGTTCCACACAGAAGTGCCCATTTCACCTGAGCCGCGTGAGTCTTCCTGCTCATAGCGGAGGCCATGGGTTGTTACACCCACGTTCCCATGCGAGAGGTCATGCGCTTCGACGAATCCGCTAACATAGCTAGGTGCGAAGAAACGGCACCCAACAGCTTTCTCAAGTTGGCGGCAGAAATTGTTGACAAACCCGTCCATACGATGG